TTGAGCGTCGGGCAATCCCGCACCATCGGTGCGATTCGCCGCCGGGAGAATTTCTTGGCATCGTCAATATTCGGCTGTATGTACAGCATAGAGCCGGGGTCCTGGTCGATGGCGTAGCCAATGCAGTTTAAAATGAACTCGGACTTGCCCACCTGAGAAGAGGCCACCATGGTCAGGTGTCGCACTCTCGGATCAGAGAAGGCATCCATGGGCTTCACCAGGTACGGCGTTCGGCTGTTTCGCCACGGCCCCGCCTCTGCGCTACTCTCACGGGATAACACCCGATAGCGCTCCGCCCACTCGCTGACTGTCAGGTTTGCGGGCGGCGTATAGCTTGCAAAGGCCCGGGCAAAAGTGCGGTCAACAGGCCGAAGCCGACGCTTTTTAACCGTCATCGTCTCCGATCCGCTCATTCCATCCCTGCCTTTCCCGCACACGCGCTTTGTATACATCCGGGTCATAGCGGTAATCGGCTAAGGCGTTCAGAACGAAATAGACCTCCTGCTTTACCCGGTCGGCCTGTTCCGGTGCAGTATGTGTTCCGGCAAGGTCCACGGCCAGCTTTCCGGGCATCGCCATGAGCATGGAGCGAAAATAAAGGGCGTGGTCGGTCATAATAGCCTCCACGTCCTCCGCTCTGTGCATCTTGCCTTGAAGTTCTTTCAGCTCCATTTGTGCCGCCTTGGCCTTGGCTTCCTTAATGTCCACTTCGGACCGCAGCTTTGCCTCTTCCAGCTCCGCCGTTGTTTCCTTCTTCTCCCGCCCGTTGGCCTTGTCCGACAAATATGCAACATACATCTCGACGGTCTTGTCCCAATCGTAGCGACGGCCCCTTGGGGTCTCCACAGTTTCCAGAATCCCGTCGGCGGTGAGCCGTTGCACGTTTTTTGATGTCATTCGGAACACCTTCGCAACCTGCGCCGAGGTCCGATATTCTGTTTTAACTTCCATGCTACGCCTCCTACCGAAACCGGCTAAAATTGAAAATCAAAAACTAGGCAACTCCTGGGCTCGCCAGCACCACAGACAAAAATATCCGCTAGAAGTACCTACGAACCTTTGCTTTGCCGCCTGTCGCCACCTGTGTGCCATTTCTTTTCTTTCTTAGTGTCCCCATATAGGTAACACAAAAAGAGCCGTCGCAGGGCGTTCTACGACCTTGTTTGGCTCTTACTTCTCTCTATCTATATAAAGTAAATACTCTATATACACATACCATACATAATAAGAAGCTATATAGTATATACTCGCACACGCGCGCACGCGAGAGACTGTGCATCATTTCCCCATATACCTTTCCATGTAGTGGTCCATCCGTTTCTCTAAGCCCTCGTTAATAGCCTTCTCGATGTTCGGTGCGGTTCTTTCGCTGCTGACCATCTGCGGCAGGGAAAGGGTCTTGATAACCTCCACGTCGCTCCTGTTCTTGCTCTTGCGCTGGAATGGTATGTACTGGGTCTTGTCTTCCGAACCGGCCCCCGTGTGCATGAGCATGATAGGGGAATGGTCGCTGGATCGCGTTCCCTCTTTCCGGAAGTTCTTCCCCAGAGCGGCCCGCTGCTTCTTGGTCAGCTTTTTCACCTTGCCCAGCGTGGAGCGCTGGCCCTTGATGACTGTCGCTTTAAGAGTATAGCTACCGCCCTGCTTCGGCGCGGTCGGCGACATGGAGAAGTGCGTGGGAGTCAGCACACGCCCTGTATAGGTTATCTGGACATCATCCAGCCTGTTGCCCCTTACCCTAACACTTCCGACTTTCTGGCCGGTTATCTTGGCCTTCTTGATGCCATAAGTCTTTGATACCTCTGCGGCGATCCAAGGCGACACACGCTTTTTCATATCTCCAATGGTGCTGTTTATGACCTTCTGCGGAGCCGCCTCAATCTTTTTGATCTGCTTCTGTAACTTCTTCATGTCTTTGACTTCGACAGTAATCGCCATTCGTCCCCCTTCTTTTTTTGGCACCGCATGGAGGGTGCGACCCTCCGGCCCGGATCATGGGCTGGTTCTCACCTGCGGCATATAAAAGGCCAGCGGGTTTCCCTGCTGGCTTCTGTCCCTCTATTCTCGGAGCATGGGAAAGGCCGCTCCAGGTTTCCCCGTGCGGTCTTTCTTGATTGTGGCGGCTCGTTGTCCGCCTTTGCTCCGATGTTTGTATGATACGCCTCAAATCATGGAACATTCAATGACATTTACTATCATTTGCTGACATTTAATAAAAAACATTTAGATTTTACTATAAAACAGAAAATCCTCATAGACCTCCAGCGTGACCTCCCGCCCACGCTCTGCGGTGCTGGGATCAAATTCTTTAATCATTTCTGTTCGCCTCCTCAAGTTCTAACCGCCTTGTACCTGGTCACTGTGTAAGATTCTGCTATACGGTGGTCTGCCTTAATTGGCAACCCTTCAAAGGCTGCTTTTGCCTCTTCCAGCGTGTCATATTGTAGCCTCTCTATCATAATCCACGCTGTGTCCCATGAATGTTTTTTCCTCTGTATAACAAATCGTTTCATAACTTCCTCCATTAGCGTGTTCGGCCTGCTCATCAGCGCCGGGCGGCCCGTAAGGTTGGCCCCAGCTGTATTCTTAACGCCCCAGCCGGTGGGCTTCGTTTCTATCTTTTCGGCGTATTGCCATGTTGTAAATTCCTTACACTTTGGTATAATGGGGGCGGTTGGTGTAAGGTCCAACCGCCCTTTGGGGTTTGGGTCTGCGGGTTGCTTGCTACGGCTGCCGCAGGCCCTTATTTATGCCTTGACCTTGCTGTCCCGCACGATCTTGGCTGCGGCCTCTGGGTCTTTTGCGTTCGCTTCAATCAGCTTTGCGATATTCTCCAAATACTGATTGAGTTCTGCGGTGGTCATCTCGTCCATGTCCTCCCTCCTCTCTTACCGGGGTGCCGCCCCGTCCTTACATCTATTATATTACACTATTTCTAGTACATAGTCAACAACAATATTACACAATGTTTAGTACATATTCTTGTGCATATTTTACACTAGAGCTAGACTTGTTTGTTTGATATAATATTGTCCAAGGAGATGATAAAATGCCAATGCGGTATGATAAGCTGTTCGCACTCATCGAAGGGAAGGGGTTAACCATGTACTCCTTGCGGCGGGACAAGGTAGTCGGCGTCGCTACGCTTGAGAAAATGCGGAAGGGCGAGGGGCACGTTGACACTAGATCGCTTGAGCGGTTGTGTGAATACCTGGATTGCCAGCCGGGGGACATCATGGAATATGTGCCCGAAAAGGGGGGGATGGCATAGCCGAAAAAGGGAAGGTTTTCAGAATGAGTCCAAAGGTTTTAACGGTGCGCCCCTCCGGTCGGACAGTCGAGTGGGCCGACGGGCAGGAC